GTCAATACTTGCTCATAAAATATAGTTCCATTTTCAACAGATGCAGTTACATTTTCTACTACAGAAGATGTTTCTTTTACAAGTTCATATTTAAAAAACTTCTTTCCTGTTTTCTTTACTAATGCAGTAATTACTCCAGATGCTTCAGTAAATGATGTAACATCTTGCGATGCCATAAAATATACTTCAACTATTCCTCCCAGAGAATCCTTACAATCAACTAAATAATTTTGGGTTAACGCACAAGGCATATATTAGAATTTAAAATGTTAAAAAAAAGGGAGTTTTACCTCCCTATTATTTTTATGCAAGGATGAACCTAACCATTTCATCTGGGAATGCAAACTGAACTCCTGCTTTAAATTCTGCAACAAACCTTACTTCATCTGCTTCTTTTGCATAGAAGATTTCAAATCTTTCTTCTTCGTTCAACAAATCAGTACCAAAGAACAAGTTGCTCAATCTTGTAGCATAAATTTTGTTTGTGCCATTAAGACCTTGAACTGCAATTACTCTGATAGGAGTTGCAGGAAGAATTATTTCAGAATCTGCTTTTACATCAAATGAGTAGTTGAACAAGTTAGCATTTTTCAATGCAAGTGTATATGTTCTGAACACATCCATACCACAGAAGATTACCATATCATCAGCAGCAACCACTTTTGCAGGGATAGCACTATAAACACCATCAAAAATTGAAATAACATTTGTAGCAGTAATGGTAGACAATGGAGCACCAGAGATAAATGTAGATGCGTTAGCAGCAACAACTCCAGATGCAGCACCTATCAATTTTACAAGACCATCAAATTTATTCAAGTTACCATTTGCAGATGCAGTATCACCTTGCCAAATTGCAGTTTCTAATTGAGAAGCAATAGTTTTTGCTTTTTTCTCAGAATATTCTTGTTCAAATGGAATTGAATCATAGATACTTCCTGTTGGTAATGCCTTCTGAAGATACTTAGATTCTAATGACTTAGGACATAGTGCTTCATTAACTTTAATTTTACCAATGGTTAAAACCCTTTGAGTAAATGAAGTAGTACCAGAAGCATTAAATCCACAAGAACCACCTGCTTGGAAGAATGCATCAGTATCCATTATGTTTACTGATTCAGCAGATTTTACTCCAATCATTACGTTTCCAGATGCTTTAATTAATGAAGCAGTTTTTGCTCCAAGAACAGAAGAAGTTACCAATAACGCTTCGTTTTGTTCTGTATAGTCTGCTAATGTGCTAATGCTAAATGCCATTTTATTTAGTTTTTATTGTTTAAGATTGCGTTACGATATTTCTCTATTCTATCAAATTTCAAATCAGTAGTTTTTTCAAACTTGAAAGATGATGGTTTCTGAATTGGGTCTGTTGAAGGCAATTTGCTAAAATCTTCAAACATACTTACTACAGAACTAAAACCTTCTTTACTTTTTTGCTCTAATGATGCAATTTTAGATTTCAATTCTTTATTCTCATTAAAAAGAGATTGGATTTGACTTCTAAATTCAGAAGTAACTTCTTCCATTTTCTTTTTAACCATTTTGCTCATTTCTTCTTCTGGCATTGCATCTTCTTTAGGTGAAGCAATTTCTAAAATAACTCCTGCTTCATCAAGTTGAATAATTGAACCATCAGCAAGTGTATGCTCTCCCATTGGTGCAAAATTTCCATCTTCCAATGTAACTACTCCACCTATTGCTAATTCGCTAACCATAACTTTAGTACCATCAAGTAAAGTGTATTCTTCCATCTCTACTTTTTTCTTTGGTGCATCATAAGGCATATCCTCAAATAATGCTCTGATTTTTAAAATTGCATCTTTTGCGTTCATAATTATAAATGTTTAATTGTTTGTTTATTTATCACTTATAGATGATAATATTTTCTTTATCTCTTTTAGAACTTGCTCCTCTTTAGTTTCCTTTCTTGTATACTCGAAGATTCCTTCTACTGAAAATCCTTTTATTTCTCCACTTTTTATCATCTCCCATACATTATCATCATCTACTTTGAAAGAACCAAACCAAGAACCATCTGGAGTATCTTCAAAACCTTTCATTGGCAGAATACCTCTATCTTTATCTGAAATAAAACTTTCGAACATAGTAACATTGCTAACCTTATCTTTAGCGTTATGTTGCAGGTTTACATTAGATTGAAATCCTTTCTTGAAAAACTTTTGTACAATCTTGAAAATAGTATCCTTAGTAAAGACCACATAATACTCACCATTAGTAGCATCATTGCGATAAATGGGAGAATCAGCCAACATAATTGCACCAGAAATAATCCTTTTCTCTTCATTCTGGACAACAAAGTTTTGTTTATCAATTTGCCTAAGTTTTTTCTCTGCCCAATTTATCATCGCATCTCCTCCCCAAGCATCCCACATTAAACCACCACAACCTTCATCATAAGGAACATTTTTATTTTGTTGATGCCTTCTAAACCCACTAATTCTGGCTATGGTTTCTCTTGTGATATTTTCACCATTAGCAATTTGATTTGCTCTTAATTTCCCTGTTGCTTCTCCACAAGTTCCCCATCCATTTTTCTCAGCATATTGTACTGCTCTCTTTGCGTTATTTATTGCTTCTTGAGGATAATCATTGTAAGAATCTTCTGCAAATTTCTCAGCCTTTGGATGGTCTTTTGGTAACAAATCGTAGTCTGTAGTGTATTTAGCATTCTCTGGTCTGCCATTTTTTAACAGATATAAAAAAGCATTAACACGAGCATATGCCCATTGTTCTGCTGATTTGACTAATGGAGAATGAGATGTATTATACGCACCTAATCCTCTTTGAAATACTGATTTCAATGCTCCTAATGTTGCATTACCATTCTTGGTATTACTTTCCTTTTCGTTGAAATCTTTTACTTTATTCTCTAAAGTCTTTTCTTGCTCGGCAGTAACTTTAGCACCTCTTTTACCACTTGCATCACCTTTGGCAGAACCTTCTCCTTGAGGATTATCGTTTTTAGTTTTAGAATTTGGTGCTTTATCACTTCTTCTAATTCCTCCCCTTTCTCCAACTTCTGCAAATTCACCCTCATGATATAGGTATTCGCTATCCTCAGTATGTATTGCACCTGTCATCAATCTACCTTCTGCATCTTTATGGGTTTCTCCTGTCCATAGTATACCATCTTTAGTATAATGTGGCAATCCTTCTACAAATTCTTCATCTGCATACTTGTTAAACATCTTTTTTATGGCAGGAGCATCTACAAGTGAAACGAGAGATACCTCTGCATCATCGTTTAAATCTTCGTTAATTATAAGTTCAAAAATTGGATAATCCATATAATATAAATGTAGTATTTGAAAAATATTATCAGTTAAACCTTGCTCTTTGCTTTATTGCAGTTATTCTCTGTTGATTGGAAGTAACATCTGTTTCTACTACATATGCTCTTATTGCTTGATTTCCTATTGCATTAATTGAACTTTGGTTAAGTTGGGTTAATTGTGCAGTAGGTGAAGCAGGTAAAATAGGAGCAACTCCTAAAGAACCAACTCCTCCACCAAATCCTGCCGTACTTCCTGTGGTAAATTTACCTATTGTAGTTGCTGCTATTGATGCAATACTTGCACCTGCTCTAATCTTTGCTCCAAGTATATATTTACCTTTAATCAATGCTCCACCATCTGGTAATGCAGTCCAAAAAGGATTTGCAGCATATCCTGCAATCTCTCTTTGAGTATCTACTATAATTTTGGCAATGGCTAATGCTTTATCAACTACAAATATTGCATCTGCTATTTCTTTATTTTTACCTGCCAATCCTGCTAATAATTGTAAACCTCCTGCAACTGCATTAAATTTTGCTTCTTGTAATTGTAATTCTGCATTTAATATAGAAGTATTAAAATCCATTTGTTGGGTTTCCAAATTCTTTAAATGTGCAGATGCTTGATTTGCTATTGCAGTCTGTTGCTCTCCTGTTATAACATAACCTTCTTCAAACTTCGTTTTTTCTTTTTCCTTTTTCTGATTATCTATTTCTGCTTGAATGTCTATTTCTTCTTTAGCATATTGTTGCAATCTTTTTAATCTTTCTTTATGCTCCTCCTCTTTCTTTTTTAGATTTTCTTGATATATCTTTTCTTCCTCATCTTTTTTCTTTTGAGCATCTTGTTTAATTCTTTCATTTACTTTAATCTGAAAGTCTATTTCATTTAGTTCTAATTGAAGATTTGCTTCTGCATTCTGCTCTGCAATTTGAGTTGCTAAATCCTTATCTATTTTTAATGCTTCTTCATAAGCACCTTGCCTTAACTTAATTTTATCTTTAATTCCTTGTTGCTCAATTTCAAATAATTCTTTTTCTGATGCACCTCTTAGTTTTGCTCTGGCTAATTTTAGTTTAGTATCTGAATCTATAAACTTTTCGTTATCTGCCAATCCTTGTTTAGTTCCTTCTGCTATCTGCTCGTTAAGTTCTTTCTGTTTCTTGGTTGCTTCTTCAGATGCATTGGCAAAAGTTAGCATCTTTTCAATAACAAAACCTAATGCTACTATTAATATTCCTATCCCTGTACTTGCTATTGCAACCTTTAATGCCTTAAATGAAAATGCAGTTGTATCTACTGCCAATCCAAATGTCCTTGTTACAATAGTTGCTACTCTGGTAGTTGCATTATCTAATACCTTGAATGCAGTTGTTGATTTTATAACTGCTCCTAAGTTCTTAAAAGAATCTATTGCTTCACCAACTGATTGCAGACCTTGAGATACTGCCATTGCAGATTGAACCTTTAGCAATGTTTTCTCTACTTGTTCAGATTCTACACCAAATAATGCTATTGCTCCTTGAACTGCTGAAAAACCACCTGCTACACCAGATAATGATGCAGTTAGTGCTTTGAACTTTGCATCTGGATTAAATGCATCTGTTAATGCTCTTGCATCTCCTATTCTATCTTTTAATTCACCTGCTCTTTTTGCTGCTTCTATTGCTTCTTTAGAAGTTGCACCAAATTTATCAGTTAATACCTGTACTTCAGTTTGTGCCTCCTTTAATTGCTTTTTTAGTGTTCCTAACTTTGCAGAACTATCACTATTATCAATATTTATCTCTAAATTTAATTGTTCAGCCATTTAAAATGTTTTTTGGATTACTTTGAGTAATTCAACTTTTGAAGTTGTATAATTAATTGGATTATAGTTTTCTACTTTGTTAAGTCTGAACAATACTCCATCAATATAAATAAGTTTACTAAAATCTAAATTTTGGATATCAAGACTATTTAACAAGATGTAACAAGTAAGTAGTTTACTATTCTTGTCTGTAATCTCTGCCATATAGTCTGAATAATAAGCATTGAATAGATTGGTAGTAGGGTATGTAGTTGCATCAAAATAAATCTCCTTTGGAGCACCAAAATTGATATCATTAGTAGGAGTATAAGGGTCATCTAAATGTCCTGCATAACCATAACTTGTATAACTAGCCAATGTTGTTCCTCCGTTCTTTAATGCCCAACTTGTCTTTCCTGTAAACTTCTTTGCTTGAAGTATCCTAATAACACAATCCATTTTATCTTCTGTTGTATTACTATTAGATAATTTGTATATTGCAGGATATATTTTATCCGTTCCTGTTGCTTGGTATAAAGGAGAAGAAGCAAATATTACTTCTGTTACATCTGTATCTTTTACAAAATCAAATTCAGTATCATACAAATTATCAGCATATCCTTCATTAAACTTCTTTTTATAGTTGTCATTATAGAAATCGTTATCACCTTTAAATTTAAATTGGTAATACCTTGCATTTACCTCACTCATAGGTTTTATGCTCATAGGTTTATTTCTATCAATCTTATTACTCCAATCTAATGTAGTTCCATCGTAAAAGTCCACATAAGGTTTTATAATTAACTTCTTATCATCAAAAATAGAATCATAAACATAGAGATTAAACATTTTGCAGATAGACAAAAAGAAATCTTTCTGAAATATTCCCTTTGGTATTGTATCATTTATAACGATTGCATCCCCATATCCAACAGGTACTTCAGTAGGAGTAGTAGATGTAATTGTTAATGC